ATCGGCTAGTGACATAGGCATCACTCCTAGGGCCCAGGTCTTGGGCCCCATTGGCGTTTTGGTGCAGACAACGTGCCAGCTACTTAATCCGGGTTATACCCAGAGCAGCAGCTATGGCCAACTGGCGTGGCGACAAGCCATTCCAAGTCAGCCCGAAACCAAATGGGTTTGCTCTCCTCCGACGCTTGACCTCACGGCCAACCGTCACCGGTGACACTCCATTACTGGAGTGGGTATAGGTGTCCACGGACATTGAATGCTCCATGATGTACCCATACCGCATAACCAGACCGTCGGTGGCCCAGTCGCTGATGTTAGAAACAACATCACCAGCGCTGGAAAACCAGTCAACGGCCCAGCTCCAAGGTGCCAAATTCCAGAGAGTTTCTGGAGTCGGTTGTATACCCAGCAATTGCTGGATCTGAGACTCAAACGAAATCAACTTGTTACGGGATGAGTACCCCGCTGGCAAGTGATAAGTAAAAGCCCCAGAAAACCACCGACGTACGGACTTATTTCTAGTCCGCACAATGGTACCATTCGCCGGAAAGAACACTCCACTCATGGGATCCATATAAGGCATCCCAGTTGTGACAGTGACCTCTTCCGACGTTATAGGCTCAAAGGACCACCTGCGACGAACTACCTTCCCCGCATCTCGTTCATACTGCCTTACGAGGCGGTTAAACGAGTCGGCGGCGACAGCAAAGCTGACGACGTCGGACGTGGTAGGTATAAGACCAAACTGGAAGTTCAGGTAGTCATCAGCAGCGCCTTTCGACGCCGCTTTTGCATCCTTCATGGTTTTTAAGCCATGCTTCCAGGCACCTGCACGGACCGTCATCCTCGGAATTCCACCGGGGCCTAACAGTTCGCCAAGTGCGGTCGACAAATCGACCAGGGCATTGGTAGGTTTTGCTTCAGAGATAGCTTTCGCACCCCAAGCGTCAAGCGACGAATCGCCGCTGATCGCAACGGATGGAAAGTCTCCGGGCTTAACCTTGTAGGATAGGACAGGACCAGTGTAAACACTGGTTTGAATTATCTGTCCATTCCCAAAGAGATCCCTCCTATGCCGCAGAGTTTGGTGTCCCGTATTACACGAGATCCAACTCTTCGACATGGTGAAATCTCCACCAATGTCCCCAGTGGCAAGACCTTTACGGTCTCGCCACCCGGGATGGTTCTCGGACACAGTCACCTGTGATCCGTTAGGGTAATCAGGAACCTTTTGCGACCATTGGTCGCTCACGATATCCTGATTATTGCGTAGAACGAGATGGCC